GACCCCTCTTCTTCTTGTAAAGGTCTCTGACTTGTATTTGCATCTATGGTTTCCTCATAAGTTAGCCATAATTTAGACGAATCAATAAATCCATCTTTTTCCCAAACTATATCATTTTCTCCTAGTTTGTCAATGAGTGCATTTTCAAACGCTTTGTCCTCGTCCTCTGACATAACGTTGAAATCAGCATAGTATCCATATGCTCTAATCTGTACTCTAAATGTTTTCATGATTATCTTTCTCTACCATAAAAAAAGGGGGCCTTCAACAGCCCCCTTCTTAATTAGTTATTACGCACCTGGTGACGCGAAAATACCTCTAGGGTCTGATACTCCAAAAGAATATCTTTCTCTAGCTTTGTATCTTACGTTGCCAGTGTCGAAATCACCTTCCATTGCAGTGTTCAATGGAGCTCTTGTGAACATTTTCATGCCATTTGGCACGTCTGTCAAGATATAGAACGCGTCTGTGTCTGTTAGGTAGTTGTTCACTCTATAACCTTGAGGAACCATACCCATAGATACGATTGCGTTGATATCATTGTCAGCTGTTCCAGTTCTGCCTTGAGATTTCATCAATCTCTCTGCTGTAAACTGAAGCTCAGAAGGAATGATCATTTTCACTCCTCTTGCTGCAACCCTTAGACCTCTTTCGTCTGTCATTTTAGCGATGTCAATCATTGACTGCTCTAATGATGTTTCGTTAAGGTCTGCCGCTGTAGATAGAGTATTTTTGAAAGTACCCGCTACAGTTGGGTGAGAGTCACTAAATAGTACAACACCATCACCTGATTTAAATGTGCCGAAGCCATTTATTAAAGGTTCTACTGCTTTTACTTGTTTAGCGTTACTCATCGATCTAGCCAATGCTTTCGTATATCTAGCAGCAAGTCTATCGTAGAGATTATCTTCGATAGCTTCTTCTGTGATTGCGAATGCAAGAGCTACTGTTTCGTGAGTATATCTCGCTGTGAAAGTTTCTTGTGCTTCGTCAAAAGAGACTCCGCTACCTTCTGCTTTCACTTGTGCGTTTGCGAAACCAGATAACATTACTTCTTCTTCAAAAGCTCTGTCACTGTTTTCATTTGTATAAATCTCAGCATGCTGATTTTCATACCTTTTATATTCCAGCCCAAATAGTGCATTTAGGCCCGGCTCTAGTTCTTTAACTAGTTGCGATCTTGATATTGCCATAGTCTATATACTCCTATTAATTGTGGCCGTTGAACGAATTTAGGTTCGATACAACAACTACAGATGCAAAAGCTGCAGTAGCATCCTCATTTTCAGGATCCTCCGCAGATCTTAATAATCTGAATTGTTTACCGTTCGCTGAAGTTGTTCCAATGTCTAATGTAGACGATGATTTACCAGTGATATCACTACCAGCTGATGTGTTCATGTCATACGTTGCTAACATTGTAGTTACTCCAGTCGCGTCATCCGCTCCGACTACGTATTGCTGGAAAGGGTCGTCTATTACAAAGGCTGTTGTGTCTTCACTGTTCGCTGGTGTAATAGTTGCTTTGTAGAAGTTCGAAAACGTCGGCTTCAAAGTTGTTGCCGCGTTAAAGAATATTCCGTTCAAAACACCTACGATGTCTGCAGCAGAACCGTTTCCGCCTACTACATAACCGCTTGAGATCTTGACAGTTTCACCATTGTATATAGTTGTGCTGTGGCCAGCATCGATTTTGTATTTTCCTTGACCTTGGATAGATGGTCCACCACCTAATCTTCCAGCTGGGATAAGTCCAAAACCTTGTGTGTTTCTGTTTGCCATAGTTTTCTCCTATTCCAATAATGGTTAACGTTAAATCGATGATAGGGATTAACCCGAGAATTCCTAATTAGGATTTCTTTGTACCACCGAAGGTTACACGAGACTGTCTATCAATATTGATAGGCATCCTCTGATCCTGCTCCTTCATGAGATCGTTGTCTACTGCTTCGCTTCTGTCTTTATGACGATTAGTCATATAGTCTTGTCTCTGCTTCGCAATCTCAACCGGTACCTTTGCAAGTAAAAGGCCACCAACTCCGATAACTCCCTTGTATTTCCCGTCTTCGAGAACTGGATAGTCACCTGCATTTTCGACTTCTTCGGCACGAACCAATTCATAACCTTCTCTTAATCGTCCAGTTACGTTTTTCGTATCTTGGAAACCGACTACCTCGGCTCTTATCCATCTGTACCTGAATCCATCAGGTGCAGGGGGTGCATCTAAAGATGACGGTGGAACCCAAACCTTCGGTCTTTCAGATGTAGACCTAGATTGGTTCGCACGAGAAGTTTTGTTTTCTTTTTCCATACGCTATACCTCCTTCGTGATTTTTAATTGTTTTGCGTACTCTTCGAGTGGCACACCTAATTTTTTAGCTATTGCTACCTGTGACGATGTGAGTTTCACAGTTCTTGTGCTTGGCCTGACTACTCGTCTAGCCGAAGCTACAGTTTGCGTCGGTCTAGCCGACGGATTACTGTCCTTTATATCAAATTTATTAGGGAACTCAAGTCTTATTCTTTTATCAACTTCCTCATAATATTCATCTGATTTTGGGTCATACCCTTCCTTTTCAACTAGATCTTTATGAATTTCAAAAGCTGTAAAAGTCATTGGTCTATCTTGTCCAAACCATGTATTTTTACTAGCCCATGACTCCGCTCTAGGATCAGGGTTAGGTAATTCTGATGGAGTTTCTCTAGGTAGATTAACCTCGTCTTCTAATTTAACTGGTTTTTCTTGTGCTGGAGCTGTCTCCTTCATGACATTTAGTCTAGCTTCATCAATAGATAATGCAGCAATTCTCTTTTGAGCATTGACTTGTGCAGTAGCATCACCAGACTCTATCGCTGACGATAGTTCTTTTTGTGCCGACTCCATTCCATCTTTAACTCTTTTTTCAAATTGAGTCACATAGTCTTTATTGACTTGTCCAAACTTGGAATCCAAAGTCTGTCTTTTGCTTTCAACTGCTTTTGCATAATCTAAAGCGGCCTTCTCTCTCCGCTCTGCCTCACGCATTTTACGAGTTAATTTAGCAATTCTTGATTGAACTCCTTTGCTATAGTCTTCTAATTTATCATCTTCTTTTTTTGGTTCTTCTTTAGGTGTTTCTTCTTCTTGTTTCGTTTCTATTGGTTCTTCTTTAGGGGCTTCTGTTTCTTTTTTCGGCGCTTCGGTATCAACTACCGACTCGTCTTTTTGTTCTTCTAAATTAATCTCAGCGCCTTCGCCGGATGTATCTAGATCAACCATTTTTTCTTCAGTTGGCATAGTTTCCTCCTATGGTATTAATATTCATGCAAGATATCCTCAGGATTCTTGATGGTTGCTAAAACTTCGTCGTCGTTTAGCAGACGTATTTCTCCACCTTCTATTTTTATTCTTGATCCAGCATAACGGGCAAACATTACCCATTCCCCTTCTTTGCACCAAGGACCATCAGGATATCTTTCCTTGTCCTTGTAACAATCTGGACCCATTCTTAAAACTAAACCACATTGCGACGCAACTTGTTGTCTCTCTAAGGTTGTTTCGGCAAGTATGACCCCACCTTTAGTTTTCTCTTTCATTTTGAAAGGTAAAACTAACATCCTCCAACCAGTAGGTTGTGGTAGTTTATTTGAATCTTCTTTTGATAAATCTTTTTCTTTTTTGACTCCTACCAATTCTTTATTCGGTAGTTTTATTGTTGATGTCGATGACTGTTCCATGTTGCTCCTTATCTTCTAGCAGGTTAGAGATTTCCTGTTTAGTTGCCTCTAGGGCTGTTATCTGTCCTACTATATAGTTATATTTTTCCATATTGTCAATACCGCCGGACGTAAGGGCTGCTGACAACTCCTCGTTTCTTCTATTAAGATATTTAAGTAGACGATTTATTACTGTTTCTAATTGCATTTAACATTTCCATCTTCTCCGTGCCTGTCTTATTCGAGAATTTGGATCGTTACGCGTTTTTGCAGATGACCTTTTTAATTGTCCTAATGATCTAGCGCAGTATGATTTTCTGCGATTTGCAGCTTTTGACCCTTTCTTCACTTTACCAGTCACGGCTGTTTTTAGTTTTGAACCGGGATTTAATCTTCTGTAGGCTTTGACACCGGCTCGAGTCATTCCTGCTCCAGACTTTGTAGGTCTAAAGTTCTTTTTATTTCTCGCAGGCATAGTCCCTTTTGAAAAATCTTTTCTCATTAGATCATGCCCATTCTTTGTCTTTTACTCATGAAACCACCGCCCATAGCTTTCTTTCTTTTTGCAAATGTTGCTGCTCTTGAAGGTGTTGGTCCTGTATTTGATTTAGCTTGTTTTCTTGCTACGGCACCCGCACGTTGCCCTTTGGACATCGCTCTTGCTTTTGCAATGGGCACGCATTTTGGATAATTTTTTCTTTTTTCTCCACCACTCCGTCCACACTTCGGGTATGAGCCATCTGATTTTTTGTTGGCAATATCTACCCATTTCTCTTGGACCCATGATCTTAAACCTTTTTTAGCCATTACGAATTCTTTCCGTAAGCGTCCCTGTTCATTCCTCTAACACAAACGCCACCGCCTTTACCGTACATTTGTCTTGGATTAGCAGATCCACCCATGGCTTTTTTAGCTTTTTTCTTTCCACCAGGTGTAACTTTACCAGAGCAAACTGCAGATGCGTACATATTTGCGTACGCGGAGGGGTAGACTTTGAATTTTCGCTTCGCTGCTGCTTTTCCTTTAGGACAAAGTTTTGCCATTATGCTCTCGCTGTTTGTTTTGCTCTTTTAAAGTTGGCTGCTGTTGGTGCACCCTTTGCACCTTTCTTTCGCATTTTTTCACCTGAGCCAGCTTTAATTCTAGCTTTTTTAGCCGCGATGTTTGCGTATAATCCTTTTCCAGCCATTAGATTATCTTCTTTTTCATTTTATCTTTTTTCTTCTTTTTCTTACCGATAACACCTCTACCCATAAGAATATCTGCTTTAGTGACTTTGCCATCTTTGTTTAAATCAGGAAACTTGCTTCCTTTTTTAAGCATAGTTCTCTTCATCATGCCGCCGCCCATTTTATCTACACGTCCACCTTTCATGTATCCTTTAGGTGTAACTTGTTTATTGTATCTGTTGTTTGCCATTATTTTTTTCCTCCGTTTCTAAATACTTGTGTACCCTTTATACCAAAAATCGACGCAACTACAAGTATCCAAAGATTTGTGAACCAACTAGGGAGTGACTGGAAATACTCAAAAAAGAGTTTTACCTTCTCCATCGCTGCTGGATCGTCAGACATCACTGCCCACATTAAAACTATGATAGGCGCCGAAATTATAACAAGTACAAATTCGTCCTTATAGTCGTTTTGCCTAGCTTCTAGCAATTTGCCCTGGTATTGCTCCTCTCCTCGGGCCATTTTCTCGGCATGCATAAGTTGGGCGTCAGACATAGCCATCTTCGTCTTCTGACGATTAGAATATATCTTACTACCAGCTTGCAAAGCAATTTTTGCTAAACTGAACCAGGCCATTAGTACGCCTTTGATTTTCTTCTTTTCTCAGGCATCACTTTACCTTGACCTTGTACTTCAAGCTCAGGTCCACCTGTACCAATTAAGTTAAATGCTTGGTCTGCAGTTGTTTTAGATCTAGGATCGATCTCAGTTTGCTGCTCACCAACCTTAACTTCTTTGATGTTATCTAGTTTTTCCATTTTTTCTCCTTGTTTTTTTCTTTTCAACGCCTTTTATAACACCTTTGTTCTTCGAGGCATAGAAAACTGTTTCACCACGCTTCTTACCGTACTGTTTTTTCATAGATTTTATAATTTTTCTACCTTTTTCAGTCAACGGCATCTTAATTTTCTTCAATCTCTACTTTTTTAGCACCAGTTTTTGCTAAACTTACGCCCGCTCTCAACATGGCTAGCTCTTTATTCTGATCTAGCTTGTCATCGAAGTTAGATTGGTTCATCATAGCTCTCATTCTATCTAAACTTAACCTTTCTTCGCCTTCTTCACGTTTTCTAGCATCGTCA